TGGTACAGACCCTGCATCGTCGGTGCAACTACCGACTGCAGGTAGGGGTCCATGTACCGCCCGATGTCGAGCTGCCCCGGGTTGACCGCCTGCGCGCCGGCCAGCCCCGCCATCGTCGCCGCGCCCGTGTAGGGGGCCCCCGCCGCCTGCGCCGCGCCGATGTTCTGACCGGCCTGCCCGTAGTAGGGAAGGGCCGCCTCGGCGCCCCCGGTGAGGGCCGACGTCGCCGCCTGCTGGTAGGGCTGGTAGCCCTGCCCGGCGGCGGCGATCTGGTTAATGCCAGCCTGCTGGGTGCCCGTTATCGGCGCGACAAACTGGCCCTGATACGGCTGGAACGGCTGCTGCGCGACCTGCTCAGCGCGGGCGTTGACGGCGTTGTAGCGCGCCTGAACTTCCGGTGGAATTGTCGTCGTCTGCTGCTGGTAGGTCGTGCCGCCCGAGCCGCCCTTGCCGCCACCGAACGCAAGATGCCGCCGCGCAACCGGCGGGGCTTCGTCGCGGCCCATGAAGTCCTCAAAGGGGGCCCCGTCGTTCCATATCTTGCGTTCAGAGAACATCAGTGTTCAGCCTTGTTGGTGACGCCGGTCTCGGCGCCGATCAGCCAGTAGGCGCCGGCGGGCTTCCCGAAGATGCGCTCGTAGAGCCGCACCTTCCCTTCCGTCCGGCTGTTCGACAGGATGCCGATCATCAGGGGCATCTCAAGTTTCGCTGCGGCCGCCTTGGCGAACTCGCACAGCTTGCGCGCGCGGCCGCCCTTGGCGCTCCGGTACTCCGGGTGGACGAACACGCCGCGCTCCTCCAGCACGATCTGGTCGCTGTACCAGAGCTTGCAGGTGCGCAGCAGGATGCCGCCCTCGAAGTGGTCGGCGCCGGGAGCCCCGATCACGCCGCAGATGCCGCCGTCGCGATTGAGCGCGGGCCACACCTCGGCGAGGAGCTTCTGCGCGTCGGGATGCACGAAGCCGTTCTCCTCGCTGCCTTGCAGGCAGAGATCCATAAATTGATGAACGTCTTCGGGTGTGCCGACGCGTACTCGGATGTCAGTCATCTGCTTCTCCTCAAGCATTGACGGGGTTGCGGACGTGCTCATTAGTCTTTCTTCGGCCCGGGGAGGCTTTCGAGTGTCTTGATGGTCTTCGCGCGGAACTTCTTGACGAACTCGTCGAGGATCCTGTGCCCGTCGTCGAGCGAGCCCTTGCCGAGCCGCACGACGTCCTCGGGGTGGATCACGTACTCGCCCCCCGCGGCGACGATGGGGACCGTCGCGCTGCCGCCCTCGGCCTTGCCCGGCATCGGCGCGTTGTAGGGCAGCACGTCCTCGACGTAGGGTTGGTCGCCCTCGGCCCCGTAGGGCTCGCCGGACTGGCCGTAGGGCGCGCCGGCGCCCGCCTTCGAGGCGCTGTAGAAGGGTGAGCTGAAGATCGACTTGGCGACCTTGAAGCCCGCGGTCGTGTTGCCCTCGCCCATGGCCGAGATGATGTCGGCCGGAATGACGTAGGCCCCGGAGGGAACGTGCATCGGCAGGTGGTCGGTGCGCCCGGCGACGGCGCTGTGGATCGCGCCGGTATGGACCTTGCCGCCGGTGGCGCGCGGCTTGCGCGCGGTGTTCAAGGCGGCAGCGATGGCCTGTTCGCGCGGACGCCCTGACGAGAGCATCTCGCGGATGTTCGCGCTGATCGTGGCCTGCGAGGAACCGCGCTTCAAGGGCACTTAGACACTCCGGGTAACAGGTGATTATACCGCGCGCCGTGGAACCCCCATAGATGACACCGTGTCAGGATACCTGCATCGCTGTCATGATAATCGACGGCACCGCAGGTTCAGCCGGTGGCCCCGCAGTAGCGGCGGTAGTGTACACGCCCGCTGAAGTGGCGGTGCCCCCCATCCACAGTTGATAGTAGTCGCCTGCCGTAGTGCAGGACAGGTTGATGACCGCCGCCATGATGGTCGGCTCGCCGTTCAGGCAGACTATGCGCGTGTTGGAGTTTGCCACGTCGCTGCCGTTCTTGCGGAACCAGATCGACAGAACCTTGTTTGAGGTTGAGGCTTGCGCGACCGCCGAGAAGGCGAACTGATACACTCCCGGTACCGGCAGTGTAATGCGCGACGAAGATACGAGCGAGATGCCGCGAGATTCGCCAACCGTCGAAAACGTGACGACCTGCGCCGTATTGATTGCGGCGATGGTCTGGGTTGTCAAATCCAGCACCGTGATGTGCGGGACCGGGGGCATGATGTATGACATTAGACGACAATCCACCCGGTGTTGGTCGACACGATTGTGAGGCTCGCGTATTGAACGGCTATGATGCGCGTTGCCGCGCCGTCAATGAACTCGCCGCCGGCGGCCGCGATGGTGACGACACCCGTGCCGCTGTTCTTGATGACGAAAAGTTGCCCTTGAATGCCTGTCGCCGTGGGCAGCGTCACCGTGAACGTGTTGGCGGTGCAGTTCACGACACAGTCAGTCGCCGCTACCGTGTAGGTGCCGCTGACTGACGTGTATTTGATCTTGAGCACGGTGCCGAGTGCGGGCTGCACTACCGCCAGAAAATCCGCCATCAGGCGCTGGATGCCGTTGATGGCAACGACACCGTTCTTCTGGCAGGTCAACAAATCATCAAGCGAAGCCATTCCCAACCTCCTTGCGGCAACTCAGAAAACTGGGTATGCCATACATATGTACAGAAAAATCTCTATCGCCAGACTGCATGCCCTGCTTCGGTATGACGCCGCGACAGGCGCTCTGTATTGGCACCGCACCTCGCAATGGGTGAAAGCAGGGAGGCGCGCAGGGACGCTGTCGCTGGGTTATCGGGTCATAAGTATCGACGGGTGTGTTTTGCGCGCACACCGCATCGTGTGGGCCATGGCGCATGGCCGTTGGCCTCGTAAGGGCCTTGATCATATCAACGGCCGCCGCGACGACAACCGCATAGAGAATTTGCGTGAAGCTACGCAGAGTGAAAACATGGCCAATGTGCCGCGCGCGAGAAACAACAAGTCGGGAGCCAAGGGCGTGTCGTGGCATGCAGCGGGCCAGAAATGGCAGGCGCACATACAAAAGAACCGAAAGCACCGATATCTCGGCCTTTTTGACACCGTAGAAGAGGCGGCCGCTGCGTATCAAGAGGCCGCGCAACGACTGCATGGGGTCTTCGCGAAGCACTAGAACTTCCCGGCGGGAGTGACGCGGTAGCGGGGGGCGCCGATGCGCCAGAACGTGTCGACGTCGTTGCTCTCGAACTTGATCGACACGAGGCGGCCGCGCAGTCGCGGTGTGATGTACTGTGTCGCCTGCGTCATCGAGTACGGGCCGTGGACACGCGGCGTCTGCCCGGGGTAGTCGGCGACGTAGAACGTCATCAACAGCGTCGCGTTCTGGGCGCCGTTGTAGTAGCCCCACTTGAAGTCTGGCCAAACCTGATCAATGAACGACAGCAGGTCGCCGTCCTGCAGCGTGAAGTACCCCGTCTGAAAGCTTGAGGACATCGGCTGGCCGTCGGCATTCGGCGACGTTTCGTGCTGGAAGATGAGGCCGCTTGAGGAGCCCCCAATCGGCGGCCCGAGGACCGATTGGTCGATCCACGCCGTCCGCGACAGATATCCGAAGTCCCAGCCGCCAGTTGACAAGGAATACTTGACGTAGGCGTCCACCTCACCGCCACCGGACTGCGTCGGGAAGTACCACGAAATCTCGTTGAAACGTGAATTGGCCGCCGCGCGAATTTTGGAAACCTGCGTTGTGTCCAGTTCCTGAAAGATGAAGTCCCACACCGTACACGGCAGCGGCTTCACGCCGTCGCCAGCGAAAACGAAAAACTGCGACTGGCTCATCCAGAAGACAGTGTTGTTCAAGACGGCCATCGCCTTCTTGCCAATCAGGCCGCACCCTACTGCGATCTCGTTAAAATTGTAGACGTCAGGCAGGTTGACGTATTGCATCGACCAGAGCGCGAGGTCGGTCCAGATCAGGCCCTGCTGCGGGCCCTGCAGGCCGCCAACGATGCGGCTGCCCTTGGTCAGTCTGTACGAGCCCGCCTGATTTACAGGCGTCGCGATCCACGAGTTGAAATTGTTCAGGTCGCACCACCGGATCAACAGGTGATCCTGCACGCCAGTGAACGTGGACCCGAGGGCCACGATCTGCCGCTGCGGCATCGCGAGGAACATGCTGTGGTTCGAGATCGGCGCCTGCGAAATGATCTGGGCGTTCAGGAAGCTGGTCGTCGGGGACCACTGATAGATCGGCCCTCCGGGCTCCGTGTCGAACGTCAGCAGCGACGACGTGTCGGGGCTGGTGATGAGTATCTCGCCCCAATTGTCGAGGGCCCAGTCCGATGCCTCTACAGGGAACCCCGCCGCCGCAACGGCACCGGCACCCGTCGAGTAGCCGCCGGTTGAATAGCCTCCGGTCGAGTAACCGGAGCCCTCAGTCAGCGGCCCGTAGGTCACGTAATAGATGTAGCGGGCGTCGCCCCCGTTGATGAAACCTGACGTTGTCGCGGTGGCGGACTGCGCCGCCTGAATCGTGAAAGTGCCCGTTGTGGGGACGGTCTGCACGGTGTAGTTGCCCGTCAACGTGACGCCGCCGACGGTCGTCGCGATGAGAACGGGGTAAGTGTCACCCGGAGAGAAACCGTGATTGGCTAGCGTGACCGTGACGATGGACGCGCCACTTACCGTATCAAATTCGGCCACGTCGCCGCCGTTAGCCACCGAAGACGTCGCCAGTGCTGGGTCACCCAGCGCGTCGAGGGCCGCGATCTGATACGTCGTGGACGACGCCGCGATGCAGGGGTACACCCCGAACAGGATCAGGCCGCCCACGCTGATGTGCGCGGGGATGTAGACCGCGTCGTAGCTGGTGATGTTGCTGCCACCCGCCCCCACCGTTCCCGCGACTGTTTGGGGTCCTGCCGTGGCATTCAGGTACGACACAGACCCTGCCGACGAGGCTGTCACAGTAGCGGTCGCGTTGAAGCCCGCAGGCGTCACGCCGGCGACAACAACGGTGCCCCCGACGGGAAATACATGCGTCCCCGCGTATGTGATCGTGGCCGTCGTGCCGTCGCCGGATGCGCCGGTTGTGACCGCGCTGAAGCCGGGGTCGCCGATGGTCACGGTGCTTGAGCCGAGGGTCGTCGTGCAATCCACGGCGGGGTTGGTGTCGAAAACTTGCGGCGTTATATCCTTGGCGGCACCTTCATTTATGACATACAGGCGCCCTTCCGAGGTGCCTGAATTGCCGAGGGCAAGGTAGTCATTTGTGAGGTTGTCACGCCACGCCCACAAAGCGCGCGGCGTGCCTGTCAACGCCGACGGGTAATAGCGTGACCAGCCGCCCAGCTTCTGGACAAGCCCGAGGTTCTCGCGGTCCTTGATGAAGCGGACAAGCTGAGTGGAGCTGATCGCGGCCTCGTTGAGAGCCGGCGTCCGGTTGAGGTCGACCGTCGGGATCAGCTTCAGGGTGGCGTGCATGCGCTACCCTCGCGACGGCGTTGCCGCGACCGCCGGTGCCATCGACGACCACGCGCCTGCCTCGAACTTCTTGCGGGCCTCCTCGACCGTCGCGCTCTTCAGCAGCGTCTGGTACTGCGTCTCGTAGTTTATAGGCATGCCGGCGTCGTTCGGCTGGCTGGCGCCGAGCGCGAAGTCACGCTGGTAGCCGCTGACGAAGACCATGGAGGCCATGAGGAACAGGTCCGGCAGGTACGTGCTGATGAAGGTCGTCGTGTTGGACGCCGACAGGGAGTCGGGTCGGACGGTGCCGACGATTTCGACGCTGTAGTTGGCGTTCGGCCATGGTGCGATCAGCGCGGTGTTCTGGTTGAGCATGGCCATCCACTGGGGGACGCCCGTAGCTGTCGGCGAGGCATAGACCGTGTCCATCCAGACCTTGGTCGTCGGCAGCAGGTTGACGCGCGTCCCCGCGTCGGGGTTCGCGGTGCCGACGGGGGTGATGACGTTGATCTCCTGCACCGTCACGAACTGAGAAATCGGCCATGTGATCTGGCGGCTGCCGGTCGCGCACGCGAACCCGGAGGCGGCGGTGACGGTCGTCAGCAGGTCGAGATCGCGGTAGATGCGGTTCTCGGCGTAGGTGATGCACTGCGGCAGGTTGGCGACGAAGTTGACGTCCGCCGGGTCCACCACCGCGAGGTTGGCCAGCTCAGTGACGAACGTGGCGTAGGTCAGTCCGGCCGTCATTTTAGCCCCCTATCCACGGGCGAGTTTTTCGAGCGCATTAGTCTTCTGCGCAGAGCCGGCGGAGCT